GGTACAACTGGTGAGATAGAATGTACTTTAATCTCTTTTGCAGTAAAAACAGAGCAACGATCCACAAAATAGCGCTTAAGAAAAACAATCCCAGGTTCATCAATCTCACCAGAGAAACGATTTGGAACTGTAGGAAACTTAGCACGATGAATATCCCGAATCTTCATACCCCAGAATTCAGAGACAAAACGCGCAAAACCAGACTCATTAATTATATCATGAACATCCCTATGGGTAAATAAGACATGATCATCGCCATAAACAACAATACCACATCTAAATAAACGGTACAGTTCACGAATTTGTGTGACACGCTCTGGATAGCGCTCCATAACCTGCTTAACATACAGGAAATAAAGAAAAGCAACTATCCATGAGTCACCATGAGAAGTCTCATATGCACCTGAAGGCATACCACCATAGACAACTCTCCAAATCACACTAAAAAAATGAGTAACCTTAATCGATAACCTTTCGCCACAAATCCTAAAAAAAGCCTTCAAAAGTAATCGATTAGTCTCAGTCATAGCTTTCCAATTAAAATAGACCGACGCCTGTGTAACATACAACATTAAAAGAATCATATGTAAGGTCGAGTCTAAATGCTTAAAATCACCATCCTCAAAAATTATATTAGGATCATCGAACGCAACACTCATGGCAAAGGCAGTAGCCCCTCCAAACCAAAAGTTAATACCAATTTTAATAACACGACCACGTTCAACAATCTGACGAAATTTTAAACACATAGCTGCCATGAGATACTGAAATACACCAATAATATAAAACGGACGAAGTTTCATAACAAGATCTTTGGCTTCTTGATAGGCCATACCCATTTTATTCCATGCCTCATCCTTCAGAGATATCTGAGCAGCAGTATCTTGAGGAGTATAAGTCTTATCCTTAAGCAACAAATCACGAGTCTTATCCAATTCTTTGACAGCATAAGGTAACTGATCAGTCTTCTTTCCAGTAGCTGAACCCACAACCTTTAGACCACCAGGAAGCTCAGCAGTAAGTCGAGGACCACTGCGTAACCCAGAAGCAGTAAGTTTAGCAATCCCAAGCACAGCGGCCTCCTTAGCCTCTTCATAATCCCAAACTTGAGTACCAAAAGCAGAACGAGTTCCCATAGCATGATACAACATATCCAAAGCTCCTGGCCACAAATGTGTAATTGAGCGCATATTTTGAGTAGTATAACGAGTAGGTTTATCAAAACGCTCAAGCATTCGTGGTAGCTTGATTGGGTAGAGGTTGGACATTGAGTGCACAGTATACGGACCATCTTTATCACCAGCAAAAGCTAAGTTGGTCCAAGACCGCATACGAAGGCACAAAACCTTAAGACTAGGTACAGCATTATCATGTCCATCCGTACCACCAAGAAAACGATTCTCTTCCCAAGGAAGTCCACCATAGATTGTCTGACCAGACAATCGGACTTCCTTCCAAATAGACGCCCACTCATGAACATAAAAAGTAACTGAATAAAAG